TGCTTGGCAAATGTTAGATATGGTGTTTGGTACTGCCAGCAAAGAGATGGAAGAGTTGAAGTCTAAAGCAGAACAACTTTCAGAAGTTATAAAAACTGCAACAGAAGTTACTAAAAAATATGACATGACGTTGACAGTTTCTAGTATAAATGCTAAAGCAACTGCACTTGGTAACTTAGTAGATACTTTAGACACTATTGCCCCAACACTAGAAAATGCGCTTTCAAAAATGGGCGTGTGGACAAGTTTCTGGGATAAAGTATTGCCAGAATTTTTAGGTGGCGGAATTGCTGCAAAATTAAGCGGACAGTTTTCACAAGGCATCGTAAAAGGACTAGACTTAGCAGTAACACCAGAAGCAAAAAAAGAAGCGCAGAATAAGCTTTCCAGTATATTAAATATTGATGTAAGTAAGACTACCGCTGAAGGGTTGGAAAAAGCATTAGTAAAAGCCGGCGCTGGAGCACGAGAAAAAGCTAGAGCTGTTATAGATCAAGTAAAGAAAGATGCTAACTCACTTAACAATCCGTTACAAAAAGCAAAAGAAGGGTTCACAAGTTTAGACAAAGCTTACCTAGAACTAAACAATAGCTTTATTAATAATGATGTTGGCAGTAAGTTTGCAGTTGAGCTAATTGGACAAGTCAATAATTTAAACGAAGTCTTGGCCAATCCTACTACTAGAATTGCACAATTAGTAGCTATATCAAAAGACTTATCTTTAGTAAAAATGTTTCCTCCAGAAGCACAAAAAGGCTTTGTTGAAGCTGCACAGAATATTGATAACATTACCAAGGCTATCAATGAGTCGAAAAAAGCAATGGAGATGGGTCAAGGCAAGATAGATGCTGCAAAAAATCTAGAACAAGGTGGAATGCCCCAAGAAGTGTACATTCGTATACAAATGGAAGGTGAAGCCCAACTTGCAGCTGCCACAGAAGTTCACAAAGAAAGTACCAAGAAACTAGAACAGATAAATGGTAATCTCAAGGCAGGTATGACTAGCGCAATGAGCGCCTCTATCAGTATCTTAGAAGCACCCTTAACTAGAGCACTTGCGCAGGCAAATATTGCAAGCCAAAAAGACGTAGTATCTATGTTTCCTAGATCAGAGGGTGCAGTAGCACTAACTGCTAAATTAGAACTTCAATCTATTGAAATTCGCAAACAAGAAGTAGTAGCATTATATAATCTTACAAAATCTTTTGACCTTTATAGATTAGGCGAAGAAAGAAAAGCTCTTCAACAGGAAAGAAAAGACATTGGTACTGCTTCCGCTGATGCAGGCGAAAAACTAGACAAACGAATAAAATCTGTTGATGATCAAATCAATGCTTTAACAGCTAAAAATTATAGATCCGCTTTTGGCAAGAATAATGAAGGAGCCGATGGTGCAACTGCTGCAATTATATCTCGTCGTGTAGGTTTTGACACTAAACTAGCTGAACTTGCTGGCCAAGGAAAACTGGTTGAAATTAACAAAGCCAGAGACATGGTTGCAGCTCGATACGAAAGAATAGGCGAACAACTTAACAATGAGTTTGCTAGTGTTAAAGCGTCTAACGAACAATACGTAAAATCTACAGAATTTGCAAAAAAGTCAGATGCAGAAAAAGCCAAAGAAATAGAAAGTATTCGTCAAGTTGAACAGCAGTACCAAAATAGTATTGCTGCATTACCTGGATTAAAGGATATTGCCACTACTGAAGCAGGTGCAGCAGCTGCCGGAAAAGGAAAAAATGCTAGCGAAATAGCAACTTTAGCCAAGCAAGAAATAGCCTATTCTCAGCAAAAACTAGATTCTTTAAATAAACAGCAAACTTCTATAGAAGCAGCTGCACAAGCTGAAAGCGCTAGAAAAATAGCTTCTACAGAGTATGTAGAAGCGACCAAAACTACTAACTTAGAATTAGATAGACAAGTAGGTATACAGCTACAAGCACTTACCCAAAATCAGTCAGACCTTGATTACGCAAAGAATAAATTAGAGTTTGAGCAACAGTTTGGGAAATATACGTTAGACGAATATGCACAAAAACAATTAAGTTTAGAACTTTCTTCAGCAGAAGTCGAACGTAGTAAGGCAAAGTTAGAATTACAACAGTCTTTTAATAAATCAATTCAAGATTTAATTGCTACTCAAATAGCTGCAGGTACTGTTGAGAGCCAAAAATCTATTGAAGAACGCCAAGGATTAATTAGTACTAATAATATAGCAATGAGTAATCTTGATCAGCAATATGCTGGTCGAGTACGATTAGCACAGTTGGAAAAAGACCGTCAAGATTACAATGCTACACGCGAACAATCTTATGCAAAAGCTTTTGAACGTAGTGTAGATAATATGACTGACTCTTTTATTAATTTTGCCAATACAGGTAAATTTAGTTTTAAAGATTTAGCTAATGCAATTATTCAAGACATTGCCAGGATTGAGATTCGTATGCACCTAATGCAACTTGCTAGTGAAAAAGGCGGATTTTTAGGTATGGCTAAATCTTTCCTAGGAATGGGAGATACTAGTATTGGAGGTAGCCAACAAGTTAGTAATCTTGGTTGGGAAAATATGCCTATAAATACGTTTGAAGCTAAAGGCGGAGTATATGATGTAGGCCTTAAAAAGTTTGCTAGAGGCGGGGCATTTACTAACTCAGTTGTAAACTCTCCAACAATGTTTAAGTTTGCTCAAGGCACTGGTTTAATGGGTGAAGCAGGTCCTGAAGCTATTATGCCCCTAAAGCGCGACAGCAATGGCAATCTTGGTGTTCGTTCAGGTGGTAGTGGTGGAAATGTAGATGTAGTTGTTAACAACTTCGGAAGTGAAAAAGCTACTACTAGAGAAACCACTGATTCACGTGGAAATCGTAAAATAGAGGTTATTATTGGAGATATGGTTGCAAGCGAAGTAAGCCGTGTAGGTAGTCCCGTACAGCAATCAATATCAAGCAACTTTAATAACAAGCCTGCTTTAGTAAGGAGATAATTATGCCAATTCCATCTTGGGCAACTACACCATCGCCAGCACTACCACAAGTACCACAAAAAGGATTTACAGAGTCTATTGGTGTGAGCATTATACGCTCACCCATGGACTCTGGTCCAGCTAAACAGCGACGTAGAAATGTCGGTGTTAACACAATGGATCTGAGTTTTATAATGACAACTGCTCAAACAGTGAGCTTAGAAAATTTTATTGCTACTACCTTATCAGGAACTAAACGATTTAGTTTTCCACATCCAAGAAGAGGCACAACTGTAGAAGTTCGCATTGTTCCGAGCGGAGATAGTGAGTTCTTTAAACTACAGTACTTAGCCCCAGGATATTGGAGCACGTCTTTAAAATTTGAAATATTACCATAATGAGCAGACTAAGTAGACTATCCCCAGCGGCAATTAAAGCAATGTTTTCATCTGAAACGGATGAACAGCTTATAATGTTGCTTACAATTTACGATCCTAACGGTAGCAGTGATCCTGCTGCTCCCACCGTGCCTATTAGATTATCAGATAACTACACAAAACGTATAACTTCAGTAACAACTGATAACTCTGTGATAACTACCGATGACGAAGTTATTTACGGAGTTACCAGTCGCACAAAAGATTTTATATTCTTACCAATGACACTAAACTTGCCTACAGATCAACAAACTGGTTTAGGCGATTGCTCAATTTCACTAAACTTTGTTTCACCTGAAACAATAACTCTTATCCGAGATCATCTGCGTATAAGAACCAAGGTTTTAATTGAACTCGTAGTTTCTAGTAATATTGATAGTGTGGAAGCAACATTCACAGATTTCTATATTACATCAGCAACGTACAATGCTGAAAGCGTTAATTTAAATTTAAGTATGGTTAGTTATAACACAGAACCATTTCCTAGCTTTAACTTTACCCCTAGTTATTTTCCAGGACTATTCTAATGAATTATGATAAATATATTGGATTACCATACTTAGATAATGGCAGAACCGAATCCGGTCTTGACTGCTGGGGATTAGCTCGTTTATTTTATTCAAATGAGTATGGTATAGAGCTGCCTAGTTATTCCGAAGAGTATACTGGCGGAACTGATCCATATATTTCAGAAGCAGTTAATCTTTACAAAGATAACTGGCAAGAAATAACCACACCAAATATTGGAGACTTGTGTCTGTTCAATATTTTTGGTGAGCCTATGCACGTGGGTGTATACGTAGGTGATAGTAAGTTTTTACATTGCCGCATAGGTAGTGACTCAGTAATTGAATCACTAAATAATATTAAGTGGAAAAACCGTTTTGTTGGTTTTTACGCATATGCGCCTCAAGCACAGGTGCAGGCTATTGGCGCGCCACATCCACTAAAGCTGCGAGTTCATCG